TCGCCTGACTGACCAGTGCCTTGATACGCTGCACCGGGTTCTTGAGAAACTGTGCTAGACGTGGCGAAAACCTGCGGACGATATTGAGGGCGCTGTTCCACACGTTGTTCCATGCACGGCCCAGTGCCGCCTTCGCCTGACTGACCAGTGCCTTGATACGCTGCACCGGGTTCTTGAGAAACTGTGCTAGACGTGGCGAAAACCTGCGGACGATATTGAGGGCGCTGTTCCACACGTTGTTCCATGCACGGCCCAGTGCCGCCTTCGCCTGACTGACCAGTGCCTTGATACGCTGCACCGGGTTCTTGAGAAACTGCGCTAGACGCGGCGAGAACCTGCGGACGATGTTGAGCGCACTGTTCCATACGTTGTTCCACGCACGGCCTAACGCTGCCTTCGCCTGACCGACCAGTGTCTTAATACGCTGCACCGGGTTCTTGAGAAACTGTGCTAGACGTGGCGAAAACCTGCGGACGATGTTGAGGGCGCTGTTCCACACGTTGTTCCACGCACGGCCCAGTGCCGCCTTCGCCTGACTGACCAGTGCCTTGATACGCTGCACCGGGTTCTTGAGAAACTGCGCTAGACGTGGCGAGAAGTTCTTCACTATATCAAGGGCGTTGTTCCATATCTGCTTCCAGTTGCCACTCAAGATACCCTTGATGATGCCGATGATGTTACGGACAATTGCTCCGACGGCTTGCAACTTCTTGCGAAGGTTGGGGGAGAAAGAGTCCACTATCTTGAGTGCGATGTTCCACGCGGCCCGCCAGTTCCCGTTGATGATATTCTTGACGACCTGGCCCACAGCGCGTATGACGCCCACGGCCTTGGCGATGGCCCGCTTCCAACTCCCCGGCAACGCGTTCCATATGGTGTGTGCCACCCCGATGGCTGCCCGCCACACAGTGGATATGATGGTCCTGAAGATGTTTCCGGCACCGCGTAGGACGCCCTTGATCGTCTCGATGGGGTGACGGAAGAGGTTGATAAGGAACCCGGCGAACTTGACTACCGTCAACCCCTGGATGAACCCGCGAACGAGGTCGATGGCCCAACCCCGGGACTTGGTGGAGGGCGAGTGAATGCCCAGGAAATTCAGCAGGGCGTTAACCGCGTCGCCGATCCACTTGATCAGCGGACCCACCAGCGGGAGCGCCTCCAAGCCTCCGATGATACCCCCGATGATAGCGTCCACCACCGACCGGAACACGCCCTTGCCCATATTACGATCCTTGCGGTAGGTCTCGGTCAACTTGTCCCAGAACGCCTTTACGATGCCCGCGAAGTTGAGGGCGTCCCATAGTCCGGCGAAGAACCCGGTGAACAGGCCGATGATGCCGTGCTTTTTCCAGCCCTCCTTCATGCCATTGAATATGGCCCCGAAGAACTGGCCGAGTCCCTTACTGATAGCACCCCCGGTCACGATGTCGGCGAATAGGAGTATCCACCCCACCGGACCCGACAGCACGCCGATCGCCCGGGCGATCAGGGTTCCCGCGATCTTCTTACCGGCCAGCCCGAAGAGACCGGGCAACTTGGCGAGCAGGCCACTCATGGTCTTGCCGATGGGGATCTTCTTCAGGGTGTTGACGATGAAGGTTCCCAACGTGGTGAATATCTTGCCCAGTCCCGTGGTGCTGAACTTCTTCATCAGGGCCGCCAGGATGTTGCCGAAGGTTTTGATCGGCCCCACCTTGAAGGCGTTGGCGACCACCTTGGCCAGATTGGGGAACCGCTTGGCGATGGCGTTTCCGATGAGGGTACCCACCTTCTGGAGGACACCTATTGCACCGTTGACGGCCTTGACGAAGAGACCCCATGCGCCTCTCGCCAGTTTCCCGCCGCGAACCAGCCGGAACAGTCCCGCGGCCAGACGGCCAAGGTTGCCGACCAGCGTGATCAGCGCGCCCCCCCCAAACGCCTTGAACAGCAGCAGTAGGGCAGCGCCCTGTACCACGAACTTCTGTACAGGCTTCGGCAACTTGAAGAATACGCCCAGGATCTCGGAGAGGAAGTGGAAGAACTCCTTGAACACCGTGGGGTTCTCGGTCAGCAGGGTGATGATCTTGAAGACGTCGTCCCGGAACTCCTTCATGCCCTTGGACCGGGAGATCTGGAAGAGGAACTTTATGAGTTGCCACACGGCAGTTCCCAACTTCTTCATGAGATCCCAGCCCTCGTCGATCAGTTTATTGATCTCCTTCTGGCCCCTGGCGCTCTCAAGGTAGTCGGCGGCCCGGTCGGTGAGGTTGACCAGGGTGGTGAGAACCTGACGGAACTTGGGCACTGCGGGCGCGATGAACGCCAGCAGCATGCGGCCCACGTTGATGAGGATGTCTATAGTACGGCGCACGATACCGGGCATGGCCTCAAAGATCGACTTGAGAGCTCTCAGTCGATCCTGCTGTCCGAAGACCTTGACGACCTTCTCCCAGCCGTCCCTGACCCGCTTGGCGATCCTCTCGGCGACGTTGCCGAGGAAGGGCATGACCTGCTTACCCAGCCTCAGTACGGACACCCCAACGTTGTCCAGAATACGCTGCGCTGGCTTCATCTGGTTAGTGAATACCTTGATGAAGTTCTCCCACGCCTTCATCAGGCGCTGCTGGGACTTGGTCAACTTGGCACCGGTCTCGTCGGCGGCCTTCTGGGCCTCCTGATGGGCCTTCTTGAGATCCTCCACGGCGCCCTTCAGGTCGCGCATCGCCTGCGCCTCGTCCTCCGCGGCCTGCTCCTGCGTACGTCTCAGGTTCCTGAGTTGGTTGGCGGCGGTCTCCTGCGCTGCGGCCACCGCCTGCACCCCGGCGACACGCGCCTCGCGCACCCGGTTCTCGGATTCCTTGATGTCGTTGAGGGCGTCCTGTATCGCCCACTTGCGGTTGCGCTCGGCCTGAGCCAGCGCCCGCATCTGGTTCGCCACCTGCTGGTGGGAACGCCGTATCAACTGCTGGCCGGCCACGATGGCGTCGGCCACGCCCTTCTCGGCGACCTTGACCTGATTTAGCTGTTCGCGGATGCTTTGCGCACCAGCACGGTGGGTCTGGACTACGTTGGACCATGACTCGCGCACCGCCTTTTGAGACTGCAGGATCTGCTTCTTGCCCTCGTTTACGGTGTCGCGGTAGTTATCGAACGCCTCGCGCTGCCGTTCGTGGGCGTCGGCGATCTGATCGGCCCCCGTGCGCACCGTTTCCTTGTACCGATTGAACTCTTCGCGGGCACGCTCGTGCGCCTCCGCGATCTGCTCGGCACCGTTGCGCAGGGTTTCCTTGTAGTTACGGTAGGCCTCGTTGGACCCGCGTATCGCCTCGCGTATCGCCTGCTCGCCCTCGACCACGGTTTGCCGGTAGTCGCGGTACGACTGCTTGGACGCCCGCTGGGCCTCGCGTATGGCCTTCTCGCCCTCGATGACCGTTTCCTTGTAGTTCTGGAAGGACTCGCGGGCCTGCTCGTGTGCCTCACGGATGGACTCCTGCCCCTCGATGACCGTCTCCCGGTAGTCCTTGAGGGCGTTTCGAGAGTCCTCGACCGCCTCACGTATCGCCTGCTGTCCCGCCACCACGCTGCGGCGGTAGTCTAAGAAGGCCTCCTTGGCCGCGATCTGGGCCTCGCGAACGGCCTCCTGACCCTCGATAACCGCCTCCCGGTAGTCCTTGAGGGCATTGCGGGCGTCCTCCTGCGCCTCCCTGATATCTCGGGCGCCCTCGATCTGATCGCGACGCAGGTTGCGCTGTGCCTCCCGCAGTCGACGCTGGGCCTCCTCTATGGAACGGTTACCGTCAACTATCGCCTCGCGGTACGCCTCGTACGTTTCGCGGGCGCGTTCATGGGCTTCTGCTATGGCCTCAGCCCCGTCGCGTTGCGCCTCCACGATTTCCTTCGCGCTGTCGACCACGTCCTGCTGGGCCTCGGCGATCATCCGAGCCGCCGCGATCTGAACCTTGGCGATGTTGACCTGTGCCCTGCCCGCCTCAATCTGGGCGTCGCGCAGCTGCTCGACTGCCTCTTGTACGCCCTCGATGGCCTCCTGCTGGTCGAGGTATGCCTGCTCGACGGCGCTGCGGGCGTTCTGCAACTCGTCGGTGCCGTTCTTCTGGGCTTGGGTCAGGTCGTTCTGGGCGTTGGCCAGATCTATCGCGTCCTGCTTGCGTTCTATCTCCAAGTTGGCGATGTCCCGCTGGGCGTCCAGTATGGCCTCCATGTCGCCCACGGCGGACGCCTCGGCGAGGCGCTGGCGTGCCGCGGCCAGTTCGTACGCGGTGTCGATCTGGTCCTGCTGTGCCTTCTGTACGTCCAACTCAAGTTGAGCCTGACGGATTGGTTCGCCCGCCATGACGGCGTTGAGATCTTTCTGTGCCTGCATAAACTCTTCGGTGGCGTCCCGGGCAGAGGCGCGAGCGTCTGCCAGATTTTCCTCCATGTCCAGCACCCGGTCTAGGGCATCCAGGTAGTCCTCTCGGGCGTCCGCGATCATCTCTTCGGCCTCGACCTGCGCGTCCGCCAGATCCTGAACGGCCTCCTGATGCCGTTCTATCGCCTTGCGGATGTCGTCTCGTACGTCCTGCTCGACTTCGGCGATCTTCTTGATGGCGTCCTGCCACTCGTCGTACGAGTCGTTGATCTCGTCCTGTACGTCCGTGCGCGTCTCGGCGAGATCTCTTTCGGCCTCGCGGATGTCGCGCAGATCCTCCTGAATGGTGCGCGCCACCTCGCGCTCGGTTTCCCTGATGTTCTGCAGCGTCCCCACGTAGTCTTCCCACGCGTCCCTGGCGGCCTCCGCGGCCTCGATGTTGGCCTCCTTGACATCAGAGAGACTGTCCTGATAGTCCTTCCACGCCTCGGCGGTGTCCCGGGCCACGTCTCTGGTGACCTCGCGGATGTTCTTGAGGGTCTCCTGATAGTCGGCCCACGCCTCCTTGGCGGCCTCCGCGGCCTCTACTTGGGCATCTCGCAGGTCTTCTACACTATCTTGGTAGTCTTCCCAGGCATCCTTGGTCGCCTTGGCGGCCTCGACCTGTGCCTCCTTGATATCCCGCAGGCTGCGCTGGAAGTCGGCCCACGCCTCCTTGGCGGATCGGGCAGCCTCGACCTGCGCCTCGCGGACGTCCTTGAGGCTGTCCTGATAGTCGGACCATGCCTCCTTGTTGGCCCGGGCGACGTCCCTCTCGACCTCTCCAACTTCCTTGACCGCGTCCCGGTAGTCCTCCCACGCCTCCTTGTTGGCCTGAGCGACGTCCCTCTCGATCTCCCCGACTTCCTCGACCGTGTCCCGGTAGTCCTTCCACGCGTCGGCGTTGGCCTCGGCCACGGCCTTCTCCGTGCTGGCGAGTTCGGCCACCGACTCCCGGTATGCCTTCATGGCCTGCTGGTTGGCCTGTGCCGCCTCGGCGCGAGTCTCATTCAGTTGTGCCTGTGCGTCGCGCAGAGTCTGTACGGCTTCCGCCACGCCCTTGGCCGCCTCCCGCTGGGCCTGCGTCACACCGGCCACGGCAGCGGCGAGATCCCTCTCGGCCTGTGCCACGGCCTCGTTCTGCTCGATGACCGTCCGACGATACTGGACGTGAGCCTCTTCACGTTGGGCTATGGCGTCCTTGATCTGGGCCGTGGCGTCCTTCTCGGCCTGCGCGACCCCCTCCAGCGAGGACTGGTACTCCCGCTGGGCGTCGGCGATCGCCTGCGCCCCCGACTCGCGGACCTCCTGCAGGTTGCGCTGGGCGTCGGCCACGGCCTCGGCGGCGGCCTTCTCCGCGTCCAAGGCGGCGACCAGAGCCTGACTCGCGGCCTCATGCTCGGATATGGCGGATATGGAGGGCAGGAAGGCGGCGGCCATCAGTCCTATGGCGCCCGCCAGCGAGGCGAACCCGGCGGTCAGTATGCCCAGTATGCCTACGAGTGGACCGAGTGCCGACACGGCCAGAACCACCGCCACCCGTCCGAGGGTGACGAGGGCTACCGTGGTCGCCTTGGTGGACTGCGCGAAACCGCCTTGCAGGGACCGCATGTTTCCGATGGACGCACGGAGGGCCGCGAGACCCGACAGTGCGCGTCCGGCGTCGATGTCTGCCTGAATCTTGAGGTTCTCGCCCGAGACGTCGCGGATCTGGGCCTCGATCTGCTGGATCGTCGCGGAGACCCTCTCGTCCCCGTCCATCTCCATCTTGAGGCGGGCCGTCTGTCCGGCCAGAGACTTGAGCAGGTTGTTGACGATCTTGACTTCTCGCTTGGCCTCGGTCCCGTCGCCCGTGATCTTGATGTTGGCCTGCTGCGTACGGAGCCGCTGGATCATGACCAGGATCTGGTCGGCCTTGGTTCTGGCGTCTTGGACGTCCGCGGTGACCTTCAACTCGGCACGCTGGTTTTCCACGTCAGACAGGAAGGTCTTGACCTGCGCCTCCATGGCGGCCAGCTGCTGGAACCCGGACGAGTCTATGTCGAACTTGAGTTTGAGTTCCTGAATGCTACGCAGTTTGGAGTTGAGGAAGGAGGTGAGGCGATTGGCGTCGGCTATGGCATCCTGCGTATCCATCTCGGCGGTGATATGCAAGGTGGGATGCATGCCATTGATCTCGGCCTGCAGGGCCGACACGCGACCGCGGAGTTCAGACTCGCTAAACTCGCCCTTGACGCGCATCTGGGCCTCGGCGGTGAAGCCGTCGACCTCTTTCAGTCCTTGTAGCATTCTGTCGATGTCTGCGGTAGATTTACCGGCCCCTTCGAGCTCGGCCCGCATGTGAATGGCATCTCGGGAAACTTCATTCTTCATCCGTACCAGTTCTGCCAGCCCGGAACGGAGTCGGTCTACATCCTCCTCACCCTCAAGGTGGATCTTCATGCGTTGAAGCACGGCCATCTTGCGGGCAAGGTCGGACGCCTTGGCCTCGGCGGCATCCGTATCCAGATCTAGCCTGACCTGTCTAGTGGCCTCTAGTTCGTTGGCGATTTGCTGGCGGAGTTCGTTGAGGTTGTTGACCTCGGCCTCGATCTCAAGGCGGCGTTTCTTGGTCAATCCCTTGTTATTGAGTTCTCGCTGGAGGGCCTTTAATTTTCTGTCGGTGTCCTCGTACCCGAGCAGTTGTAGGGTGACGGTGGAGACCACGTCCTCATCGCCCATCTTGTTCGCCTCACTGCGCGCAGACTTGAGCTCGCGCACGAGTTGATCCAACTCCGAGCGAACTTTGACGATGACATCAATCTCTTCCTGGTTCGGTCCCAATTTAGGGCAGATCCCCTCCGCTGGCACCACGACCCGAGCGTGTCTTCTTGCGGGCCTTCTGCTGGGGGATGTACTTGTATTCCCAGCGACCCGAGAGGAGTCCCTTGCGTAGCGCCTTCTTCCCCGAATCGGGATCTTGACGAATGTGATCCCAGATCGAGTACATCTGGTCTACAATTCTAAACGAATGCCACACTTTATGCGACCCCGGCAACTCGTCATCGGGGAGAATCTTGAATTCCAGGTAATCCCAGTAGGCCTTGAGGGCAGGCAGGGGTCTGGGGTATCCCTCGGGGGATCGCTCCCGGAAGAAACTCTGACCCTCGCCCGCCTCCGCGTTGCCGCTGAGTTCCCTCAGCCACTCGCGGACCTGTGTTCTTAACTCTCGAAGGTAGGGTTTTCCTCGGCCTCCTGCGTGACCTCACCGAACTGGTTCTTAACCTCTTCGATGTCGTCAGGCAACTCGTTGAGTTTGCGGATGTGGTTGGAGATCTGATCGGAGATGTAGCCCTTCAACTTCCTGAAGGATGCATCCTCGATGGGCAACTTGTTGCCATCCTCGTCCTCGAAGTCCCAGTCCTTGATGGAGTACCGGAAGTCCGCCGACCGCTGGCGGTCGAGGCGCACGTTGGACTCGCCGTCCCCCGCGTTGGTATCGAGGATCAGGTTAGCGCGAAAGCGCATGAACTGCTCGCTCATCTCCTGCAGGTAAACGCTGGCCTTTTCCCCGCCACGGAGTTTTATTTCACGCTCGTGTAGTTCGTCGTCAACAAAGAACTTGCTCAATGCTCTCTCCCTCCCCAGGAAGTGGTTACAAGTAGCATTGTACACATTGTGGGGAGTTAGGCAAATGGAAAGACCCCCCGAAGGGGGTCTGACCGTGGAAACCATCCACCGATATATTACCACACGTTAGGTGGTGGGTGCCCGGTAGATGTCGCCGTCGTCGGAGTTGACCAGCACGACCTCAAGGAACCCGGTGCCGTCGTCCGTGAGGACGGGGGCAGCCGTGACCTCGACGCCCGACAGGGTCTCCCCGGCGTCGATCTCGACCGGAGCCTCCGTGTACTGGAGCCTCTTGAGGTCCACCGAGATTGCATAGCGGTGGATACCCGTGATGATGGCACCCTGCGCGTTCAACTTGAGGCGCACGTCCTCCGGGCTGTCGAGCAGCGACCGGCGGTAGTGGTCCTCGATGTCCGCGGCGGGCGTGAAGGTGGCCTCCGGCTCGATGTTGCCCTCCGGAAGGTTCTCGACCTCCTTGGAACCCAGCACGAACTGGTCCGTCACGATGTTGTTGTTGTAGTCCAGACCGAAGTCCAGAAGCGGTACCGTCGCCAGCGAACCCCCGCCAACTGCCATCTGTGCCGTGACCACGTGGAACGGGAACTTCTTCGAGAGGTCCTGCGCCACGCCCGTCGGCTCGGTGGCCGTCTGGTCCAGCAGGTACCCCACGGCCCCCATGGTAAAGACCAGGTAGCCGTCATTGGCGATCTCAAGACTCAGTGAGTCTCCCTTGACCCCCACGTACTTGTCGACGATGTCGACCCCCTCGTCCGTACGGTTGACGGTCCAGATGGACGCGGGCAGCGGACCCGGGTTCCCCACCCGTATCGGGTTCCACGTGTGGGTGTAGACCCCGGGGTCTCCACCGCTGGGTGCCAGCGTCTCCACGGTGACAGGCGGACCCATCACCATAGAGAGGAACAGGCCGAACGAGTTGGGACGTGCAGCCCCCTCGATGTCGCCCTCGTACACCCGGCCACCATACTCCTGTGCCGTCGGCGCACGGTTGCCCACCGTCTCGTCGTACTCCATGGTGTCTCGGCTGAGACCCAGCCCCTCGGTCGCCACAGGCGGCGAGATCAGGTTGCCGGCGGTGCCAGCCCGAGCCGTCTTCAACTGACCGTTTAACTGCAGTGCGCCATAGACGCGATCAGACTGACCCATTATTCATCCCCCTCGTTCTCTTCGTTCTCGCCGGGACCACCGGATTTCAACTCCTGGTTGATCTCCTCCATGGTCTTCGGCCCCTCGTCGCCACGCTGGGCTTCGATCTGCTCCACGGGGCTGTCTTCACCCTCTTCGTTCCAGCCCTCGTACACGTCTAGGCTGTCCGCGGTCGCGAGGTCGACCTCGTAGGTCTTGCCCTTCTCGGCCCGTCGGTTGCCCTCGTTGAAGACCGCGATCTGATCGAAGACCAGTCCGTCGGGTCCCGTGTACACCATGTTCACTTTATCCGCCATATTCACTCCCCTCCTCAGTGAAGACCGTGATTACCATCGGCTTCACGAGGTTTGTTCCCACGGAGAAGGCACGTCCGCCGTTCCCCAAGATTACGTTGTCCGCCAAACCTTCCAGTTGCGGATCGTTGTCCACCTTGGCCCGCAGAGCCACCAAGATCTCCAGCAACATCTGCATCGCGTCGCTGGCATCCTCCACCGAGAGGTAGATGTCAAAGAAGTAGTTGTAACTAACTGCCTTGATTCCACCCGTCGCCTCGGGGCGACTGTCTGGCCAGTCGAACTCCAACACGCCCGCGGGCGAGTTGATCGTCGGAACCAGCGTGGCCTCGACCCGTCCCCGAAGGTGAGGGAGCGCGTTGAGCCACTCCTGCAGCTTCCTGTACACCGGTATGGCCGTTACCTCTGGCGCGTTCACGATGTGGCCAACTCTCTAGCGATCTCGCGCCGGATGTTGGCGAGGATCTCGGGCTTGCTGTCCTGCAGCGTCCGTCCCATGATCGGGTCCGGCTTCTGCCCCGGGTGGTACACCGTTGACACCCGTCCCCTACGGGTGGCAAACTGTCGGCCTTCCCGTGTCCACCAGAAGTTCAAGTTTCCGGTGATGGGGCGTCCCCTGCCCGGTCCCAGTGATCTGGAGCCGGGGGCACGCTGACCGATAAACGGCCAGACGCCATACTCCGAACGGGCCGCGTTGGGCCGCCGGTTGAAGACGCTCAGGTTGAGATCCTGTCGGATCGTGGCCTGAAACCCCTCAGCGGTGTGGCCCGAACCCCGATGCTTGGCGTTCCACTGGGCCTTCACCCTCCCGAGCAGCATTTTAGCATTATCTTCTTGTGCGCGTCTAATTGCACGGTTTCTGTCAATCGTGGGCAGGTCATGCTTGACCTCGCTGCGCACCGTGGACTTGGTCCGGTAGGTTCTCCGGGACGCCATTACTTCCTCCCCCGGGGCTTCTTCCACGACTTCAGCCCCTTGATGACCGCCGTCGGCAGCCGGTCGGGGACCACGAACTGGTCCACCGGACCCCCCAGCGCGTAGGTCTGGGTAAACTCGGCAATGCCCCCCTTGTACCAGAGTTGCACGGTACGGGCACACAGGTAGTCGATCTCCTTGGGCACCTTCGCCCAACCCCAGTTGCCGTAGACCCTGACCCGCAGCGGCCACGAGTTGTACCCCTGTGGATACGGGCCGTTGAGGTTGACGGTGAACAGGTCCGCGTGCATGGGAGGCAACTTGGACGCGTCAACCGGCTGGGCGATCAGTAGGTACTCGCCCCGCTTGGGTATGCTGGACTCCGGCAGTGTTTCGTATGCCATCGCCAGACCGTTCGCGTCCAACACCGCGGTGATCTCGTTGATCTCGTCCAGGTACACGATTCGATCCCGGTAGATGAGAACCTGTCGGTCCTCCACCACAGGTGGAATAGTGAACAGTCGTCCCGTCTCCGAGCGAATGGCGTCGGAGGCGACCGGAATGAGGTAGTCGATGATGTCGTTGCGCTTGTCGCTGTCCTCCTGAAGCAGGAGGCGTACGTTATCCGTCGTTGTCAGGTTCTTGGCCACGGTCGTCGGCTTCCTCGTTGGAGTCGTCCCCTAGTTTCTGGGGGCGCTTCTGTGCCGGCGTTTCCGCCGTTACCACCTTGGTATCGTAGAAAGCACCCCCGCCTTTGCAGGGGCACTCTCCACTAGGTCCAGCACACTTGCACACGAACTATGCCTCGTCGTCGTCGTCGCTGGACGGACCCGAGGACGCGGCGTCCGGGGCCGCCTCTTCACGAGCCTGACGCCTGTCGGGGTAGGCCCCCTCGTAGGCGCGCTGCCTCAGCGAACGCTGTGGCTCGCTGTCGACCTCGCGCCTGCCCACGGCGTCGGAGACGTCGGTGTCCCCGTGAGGCGAGTTGTTGGAGGCGTTGGCGTCGCCGAACTTCATCCCCAGCGAACTGGAGTACCGCCAAGAGTTGTCAACTTCCTTCTCCTGAACGGCCCTGTCGGACTCCTCGGCGGCACGCTGGTTGGCGGCCTCCTGATCTTCCTCGTTGACGTACTCGGCCTTGCCCTGCCCAACGAGCTCGTCGGCGCTGTCGTCGGAGGCGGTGACCTCCTGCATGCCGAAGGTAAAGTTGGCGTTGCCGTCCTTGTCCACGTAGGGCGAGTCCACCTTCACAAATATGTCTTTGCTCATGTTCTGCTCCTGTGTTCCGGGAGGTGAGGGGGCGCACCCCCTCACCATGCTTGTCCCTGTTTAGTTGAAGGTTCCCTTGACGAAAGCCTGCGGACGGATCGGAGCCGAACCCAGCCTTTCCTCGGCCAAGATGGCCACCATGTTCGAGGTAAAGAAATCCTTGTGCTGGTCCGCGATGCGCACGTTGGCGTCCTCGCGGTTGAGCAGGTAGACGCCCCGGTCGAAGGCACCCATGAGGAACTCTCCCTGACGGATGGAGGTGGTCACGCGAACGTTGAGCCTCCACAGCCTCTCGACGCCACCCTCGACGACGGTCACCCACACGTAGTGGTTGTCCGTGCCCTTGGCGAGCTCGATCTCCTGCCAGTCGTAGGGGTTGACCAGGAACGCGCTCGGCGGGAACTGCGACACCTGCGCCCTCGTGATGGCCCTGCGCACGTGGTCCAACCTCCAGACGCCGTTGGCGTCCTTGGTGCCCGCGAAGTTCGGGTGAACCTGCGTGTCGGCAAGGTTCATGATGCCGCGGAGGTTCGGGCTGGTGCCGTTGCCGTAGAGCAACTGCAACTCGACGCTGAGGTCGAGGCCCGAGAGCAGCCTGTTGTTGATCAGACCCTGCAGCTGCGGGGCATCCGCCAAGGTCTGCCTGTGGGCCACCATGTAGTGGGCCACAGTTCCGATCGGGTAGGACTCTTCCGTGAAGCCGAGCAGTGAGGCCTCGGGCTTCTGGGCACCATGCGGCGTCATGCCGATGGCCTCGGCGGTGACGGGGTCACCAGCGGCGAAGGCCGTGCCCGTGGCCGCCGTTATCGTGACCACGCGAGTGGTCTGGTTGATGGCCGATATGATCTTGGACACCGTGTTTTCGGGGTCCGCGGCGGGTGCCAGGAATATCTCCTGACCGACGAACAGTCCCGCGGTCGACTTGACCGTGATGGTGGTGGCGCTCGACAGTGCCGGCGCGTCCAACTCGGTGTAGAGGTTCGCGTACCCCAGTTCCTTGATGTAGGACACGGTGTCGGAGTTCGTGCGAATCGTCGGTATCAACTGACGGATGTCGTTGACGCGCTCCGGCCCCTCGATGACGCCCAACTCCTGCGGCTGGATGAGGTGACCCATCTGGCCGTACGCCGGACCCTCGTCGCTGGTCAGCGTCTTGGTGAACCCGCCGAAGCCCTCAAAGGCTATCTGGTCGGACTCGCCACGAGCGCCACGCTTGATGAACCGCTGAAACTCGTCGGACTGCACGACCTCGGCGCCCACGTTCTTGCGGTGCGCGCTGCCGGGTAGCACGCGGCCACCCTCGGCCTTCATCTCGTTGAGCTCCCTAGTGATCTCTTCCTGCTGCTTGACCAAGTCTTCCATCTTGGAGTTGTACTCCTGGATGCTCTCGGCCACGGACTCGTCGATGCTTGAACGAAGCCCCTTCTGGACCTCGCCGATCTGCCTCTCCTGGTCCTTGACGACCTCTTTCAGTTCGGAGGCCGTGTTCTGAAACTCCTTGATTATTTCGTTCTTGGTTTCCTCAAGACCCATGTTCTCTCTCCTGCTACTTTATGCCCAGCAGCGCACTGCCCAGGTACAATTCACCCAACACGTCCTGAAGCGCCTTCGCCTCGTCCGCGTCGTCTTGCGGCGGCTCCTGCCTCCCCCGAGTGCCTTCCAGCGGCTCGGAGTGGGCCTTGAGTGCCCTCTTCTCTTCGTCGGTTCCGAACAACAGCGTCCGTGCCTTTATCAGGGACTCGATGACCTCGTCAAGGTCTCGCGGGTCCACGGTGTCCAGCACGTCCTTCATGACGTCCGCCTGCTTGAGCAGGGTGTCCTTGCCGAAGGACTTGACTAGCGTCGCCACCTGTTGGTGCTTGGCGACGCTGCTGATGATCGCTTCCTCGTTGGCGGGGAACATCACGGGGGAGAACTCCATCAACTTGGCCTCGGTGATGTGGCGAGTCCAGTTGTCCTCCTCGAACCATGCCTTGCCCTCGGGAATCCGAAAGCCGACCGACATGGTCTTGACCACGCCATCTCGCATGTACACGAGACGGTCCTTGTTCTCGTGGGTGTCGGACGCCTGCCCGACTACATAGAGTCCATGGTCGTCCTCGTGGAGTTCCAGGGGCATCCCGAAGGGTTCCATGTGTCCCCATAGCACCTTGATGTCGTTGGAGCCGTTGGGACCACGCTCCGCAATGCTCTTGCGGTAGCACCCCTTCTCCATGATGTCATCAACCAAGTCCTTGTTACCAAAGGTACTGGCGTACCCCTCAAACTGCCGTTCCCCAAGATTTACCTTGCACTCAAAGGGCAGGCTCTTGGTAATCACACCACTGTTCAAGATTTCCCCTAGTAGTTAAGTGGATGAATCCCCTGCACGACCGTGCAGAGGCATTCGTCCATCCCATCCCCCATACATGGTTCCCCAACCATGCGAAGCAAGCATACCACACCACAAATGATCTGCGCAACAAAAGACCCCCACTGGGGTGGGGGTAATCGCTCGTTACGGTGAGCGAGCCGAATGAAGTGTACTACCCGCCGAGCAGCTTGCCCAGCGGGTTGTCCTTCGCCCTGGCCTCGCGCTCGGCACGCTCCGCGGCCTTTTCCTTCTCCTTGGCCTTTTTCTTGGCGTCGGCGTCAGCCCAACGCTGCTCCGCCTTGCCCTCGGCCTTCCTGTCCTCGTCGCCGATTATGGCGCCGTAGGCCTCCTTGGCCTTGCCTGAAGTTTTATCGCTCATACTGCCTCTCCTTTACAAAAACCTTCTATTTAACTGAAGGTTTTTACCGCTTGTTCTTGCCACGCTTGCTGCGCTTACCGCCGCGGCTCCCGCCGTTGCGCATCCGAGCGCGACCATACCGGCTGATCTTCCGCTTGGTCTCCATTACTCACCCCCTATTGCCTTTACGTAAAAGGATCTCACTACATATATTCTACCTGAACTGCGCCCCCGGTGTAGGCGTCCCCCTTGGCGGCGAAGTGGATGGCGTCGACGGGGGACATGCCAGACCGCAGGGCCGCGAGCGCCGTCTCCTGCCCCGACCCGATGGCGTGGGCACCGTCCACCAGTTCTATGGCCACCCCCTCGTTGGAGTACAGGTACAGGCCGTCGGGTGTCAACACTAGGGCAATGAAGTCGTTGTCGATGTCCTCCAGATGGCTGCGGTCCTCGCCCTTCTCAAACCACTCAACGAACTTCTTGCACTCGAAGATGCTGCCCGTACACCCAATGATTCCCCTGCTCGTCCGGTACAACTTCTTCACGTTGTACTTTACGTACCCCCCGTTAGCCTGGGAGTCGCTGGCCATCATCTCCCGGTTTGCTGCTATCGTCGTCATCGCGCTCCCTCTCGATCTCCTTGCGCAGCATCTCGCGGATGCGCTCAACTCTCTTCTCGGTTTCCTCGTCGGTTTGTGAGGTGTCGGTCCCGTTTCCCTCGTTGTTCTCGTCGGGGTTGTCCGACTCGCCGCCGTCGGGATTGGAGTTCTGGTCGCCCGTGTTGCCCGTGACGTTCGGCTCGTTCTCCGCGGCCAGCACGTTGGGCACGGAACGGCTGCTGGCCGGCAGGAAGCCGACGTCCAGACCTTCCAACTCGTCGTCATAGAATCCCAACCGCAGTCGGCGGTTGATGGCCTTGAGGGGGACGCCGTTGCGGGCGATTAGGGTCACCGACTTGGCCTTGTCGTGGAAGATATCCTGCAGGGCGTCTACGTTCATGGTGTCGTACCACACAAGCAGGTCGCCCCCGAACTCGGGCACCAGACTGCGGTTGAAGTTGGACTGCAGCCGGTCCATCCAGGGCAGGATCAGGGTCGTGTAGTGGCGTCGGTCTATTTCCTTCATGTCGGGGTTGCCCTGAATGATACCCGCGACTCGCGGGTCGACACCAAACACGGCACAGATGCCCTCGCGGGTCATCTTACGGCTCTCGATAAAATCCATCTCCACCGGGGTCAACGACAATTGATAGTACTTCGCGTTATTACCCATCAGCATCGGGGTACGGGCGTTGCCACGTCCGTAGTACTGCACGCGCATCTGCTCGCGCATGACCTCGAACTCGGTCTCGTCGATCTCGTCTTGGATGGCGAAGACCCCATCGGGGGCTGCACGGTTCTCCATCGACTGCCTCTGCCATTCGACCGAGGCCACGTCCATGTCTATGATGCGGGCCGCGGACTTCAGCACGCTGCCCCCCCAGTACAGGTCGTCGGGGTCGGGCAGCAGCATGTGTATGACGTCCTGAACCGGGATCTCCATCGGCTTTTGCTGGTCGGGCACTTCCATCTCGTAGTGCTTGATGAACTTCCTGCGGTCGGGCACGGGGTTGAAGTTATCGGGTGGCATGACCCACAACTCCAGCGGCGGCCCCTGCCCCGAGACGCCACGCCCACGCTTGGGGGCGCGCACCTTGGTCACGATGGTGTTGCCCCCGAGTAGCAGGTGCTGCGTCATGCGCTCGATCATGGTTTGCCGGTCGAGGAAGGGGTTCGGGTTTTCCAGAAGTTTCTCCAGCGGGTGGTCCGGCTCCGGCTCAAGGTAGTGGCTCTTGGTGACCATGGCCTTCTCGTTCATGGCGTGGTAGGAGTGGATGAAGGCGGAACGCTCCTCGGCGGGTATCGACTTCATCTCCCACACGAACCGCTTCTTGGCGTCGGGCGACGAGAAGCGGGACACGCGCCATGGGATGGTGGAGGCGGGGGAGGCGATGCGGTCCACGTTAATCTTGACCCACTCGTTCTGGTTGAACCCCTCCGAAACCCCCAATTTGGTGGTCCAGCGCCGGGGTAGCCGGGGCGTCCAGTTGCGCGAGGGTACCAGCACCCCGGCGGTCACGGACTTTGCGTTGTCTGGACCCACCCCCGCGGCGGACCTCGCGGCGTATCCTATTAAGTCTATAATTCCCATGCTTATGCCTCCCCGTTGGCGGGTACCGGCACCCTGGCCCAGCACACGTCGCACATCCACTTGTCTAACCCTACGGGTCCCCACCCGTACTTTTGCATCGCGTAATTATACGCGTCCATAAACGTCTTACCCTCGATCGTGCATTCTCCGCCACACTTCTCGCACTTGAACTTGACATAGACCGGTTGAGACTTCTTGCCCATGACTAGATCCTCGCGACCAGCAGCTTGCCCGACCGGCTGCCCCGGGCCTCACCCGCCAGTGCCGCCGCCACGATGGAGTCCGGCGTATGCTCGTTCCCGTACAGCATGTCCACGGTGAGGTACTTGTGTTCCTCGTACATGAACTTGATCATGGGGTACTCAAACTCCCCCGACTCGCAGTCGGCCACGTAACGGTTGAGCAGCCGATCGCGCTGCTTGATGTTCCTGAAGTCCACGCCCCTAGACGCCACCGTCATGTAGTCGTGGGGTACCGACCCCACGCCCGTGATGTCGTGAGCGTTCTTGCCCACGTACGCCTCGGTGCGCTCGTTGTGCTTGCCCACCATGTCCGGCCACTTGCGCCGACCCATTCTAATCCAGGCCGCGAGACGGTCGGGACCGCGGCGGTGTTTCTCCATGGTGTGGATCACGGTCCAGTCGTGGGACTTGGCCCAGTCCGTTCCCGTGTAGTACTCGCGCCCCTCCAGGGCTGGCGAGAGTATGATGTCCTGCCCCTCGGCCCCCTCGTAGAACCCGAGCTCGGGTCGGAACAGCATCTCCAGCACGTCCTCGCTGAATATGCGCCCCTCGGGGTTCGGTTCCTGTCCCTCGTACTCGGCAAACCACATGGCGGTGGGGATGCTGATCTTCTTCTCTTCGACCTCGTCGTCATCCAACCAGCCGCCGTTGGACTGCAGGTTCTCCCGGTAGCACCACTCGTACATCCCCCACCCGTTCAACTTCGCCCGACGCATGGCGTCAGACATGGTGCCGTCGACGTGCTGGTGGGTGGACGAGCAGACGGTGTGCGCCTTGATGCCGTGGGCGCTCATGGGCTGGCCCAAGGCGGAGTCGAAGATCCCCACGTCCATCTCGTCGATCTCGTCGAGACGTAGCCGCTGGGGGTGTGGTCCACGCACGGACGTGGCGGAGGCCATCAGGGCGCGAACCAGCGCCCCATTACTGAGGCGGAGTTCCCGCTTGTACGCCTCCATGATCATGTTGCGGGGCGCAAAGGGAGAGTCGAAGAACTGGCCCTTGGTGCGCGAGTGCGTGCCCGAGATGTACGCCTGAACGTTCTGCGACTGCTCGCCCGAGCCGCCGAGGATGTTCACGTTGGCACCGAGCGTCAGCGCCTCGGTCAGCGTCAGCAGCGCCAGCATGACCGTCTTGCCCCCGAACCCTCGCGACGCCTTCCATACGGCGATGGGATCGCGGGCGAAGTAGGCGTTGGCGAAGGCCGTGAAGGGCGCCACGTGATGCTCGCAGACCCTCTTTCGGGGTATGTCGAACCCCAGGTAGAGTTCCACCCAGTCGTGTAGCCAGTCATCATTTTGGGGCGCGACCGTACGGTAGTTACGAAGTGCCTTCTTCTTCTCCTCCGCCGGCAGCCCTCTTATATAGTTCTTCAGCAAGTTGTTCCTCTGACATCTTGTCCAACTCTTCCACCGGGGTCTTACCGTTGGAGTCGTCGGACAGGTACTTGGCCAGATCCAGCTGCACGCGCATCAGGTTGGACAATCCGGCCAACGTGATCTTGTCGGGGTCGATGGAGTCACCCTGCGCGAGGGTCGTCATCATCGCCTCAAGCGTGTTCTGGATGGTGAAGAAGTTCTCCTGCAGGTTGTCCCGTAGCCTCTCCACGTTGACGCCCTGACGCTGGGCCTCCTTCACGACGCCCTTCTCGTACGCCCCCCGCCGCTTCTTGGCCAGGTCGGCGTCCGCGGCCCGGGCACGTTCGGCCCACTTGAACTTGCGGCTCCACTGCTTGAAGGACGAGGACGGCTGGGCGCCCGACGCGTCGGGCGTGATCTCGATGTACTTTGTCCACGCGTTTTCTATAGTCCGGACACGCGGGTCGATGCTTAGGTAGCACTCAAACGCCTTGTACTGGCGCTCGTTCTCATCGTCCCACATGTCCCATGCATTTTTCGCCACATGCCCCTCCCCAAGGGTTAGATTCACATTGTAGTCGTAATGGCAACCTTGCACAACTTAGACCGTTGTCAACGGTATCCTCACCCCGTACAATGAGGTCATGAACGGGTTTACGGAGATAGACGAATCGCTGGGCTACTGGAGGTACGGAGAACTGTATCTCCCGTGGGAGATCGTGAGGGTACACCTGTTTCACCACGACTACTTCTGCGGGATGCACGACGGTACCTACTGGGGCGAATGGGACGTGTTCGTATGAGAGAAGCCAATGAACATCTAGGCTGGTGTCCACACTGCGGGCAGTCCACGTGGCACAGGCTGCGTTCTGAGGATGAGCAGGGCCGGGATCTCAACGCGATCGCAAACACCCTGTCCAACATCACGCTGAAGGAGTCGCTGGGCGAGCCATTGACCAAAACCGAGCAGAGGATCAAGGCATTCACCCTGAGCGCCTCGTCGCACTCGATGAACAACCGATACGGCACCTATATACGAGAGGACTTCGATGGAACCTAAGTACACCTTTGAGTTGGGCGTAAACCTGGAGACGGTGCAGTTCGGGGAGAGGTTCATCATCATAAACTCGCGGGCCATGGCCGCGGAGTACGCCGAGGTGGGAGACCTGTTCTCGGTGAAGATGCAGGACTCCGATGGGATCGAGATCGAGCTCTTCGGCTTCGTGACCTCTCCACCCGACAAGAAGACCGACGAGAACGGCGGGGACTCCTACTGGTTCGCGGGCACTAGGGTCAATAGTTGATGCGTCGAATATCCGTTCAGGAGGTCATTGATGCGTACAAGTCAACCGGGAGATACCCTATTTCGGGGGTCTTCCAGAACGACGACCGGGGGTGCTGTCCTGTCACCGCCTGCGCAAAGGCTTCTGGCGCAATGGTTGCGTACCATAGACTTAATAACCATAACTACATGGAACGGCTCGCAGAGAGTATGGGTTATTCCAAGGAATACCTCTTATCGTTCATCGACGGATACGACATGAAGGACTTCGACCCCGGTCGACACCTCAAGGAGGGCTACGACGATGGATTCAAGTGCCGTGAAGAGTTCCCCCCGCTGCGAGACTACTGATGCCTAAGCCAAACGGGGTGGAGTTGAAGTCAATGGTTATATCGCACAATAACAGCGAGCCGCCGCCGTGGGAAAACCGCAGGCTGGGTCCGGGAGACACGGCATACTGGGATGGCAAGGACTATCGGTGTAGTACTGATGGGGTCTGGTACCAGGTGTCGTGGGAGCCGCCGAAAAGCGCCAGAGCCGGAGACACCTGCTTTCACGATGACAAGATGTACATGTTCGACGGTGAGATGTGGTACGAGAGAAGTATGTGGAAGCAGTTCTGTGTGCATTGCGGGGAGGTGGAGGTCGACTTCGAGGGACAAATCTGCGACCCCTGCGCTCGCGAGAAGCAGACCGAACTCATGAAGAGAGAGGGCGTGGGGCACACCTGCGAGTACCACCGCCATGAGGACGGGGTAAAGTGTACCTGCCCCAACCCGCGGGGAATCCCTCTCAATCCGGTGTGCGTGGTCTGCGGGAAAGAGGGGTCTGAAACGGCAACCCGGGTCCATATGGAGAACCCCTACGACAACTACCACTCGCAGTGGTTCAACGTGTGCGAGAAGGGGAGGTGTCGTAGCACGCTGGGGGCACGCCCAGACGGCTACTTTTGCCAGCCGTCGACCGTGGCCTCGTACGTGGCTTCCCACACCAGCGACTCCAAGGTTGAGGAACAGCAGTATCTCGACCGCATCGGCAAGAGGCACTTCGATAAGAACGCCAAGGCGTCAATAGTTATCCCGCGGGATCTCCGCATAATGGGGTACACAGCCTTTGGGACCACACTGGCCATCGTTGTTCAGCACTTCTTCCTCTAGGAGGGACTGATGGGAGTATTCAAGAAAGACCGGTACCGGGAGGGGTCGCGGGTGCAGATCGTGTCCTCGCCCTACACGGAATCCCGGCACATCGTGGGGCTGGAGATGGTGATCGCCTCCCGTCCAAACGGCCTATCCGAGAAGGGCGTGCTGGAGGTTCGCATGCCCGAGGCGCCCCGGACGGAACGGTCGGAGTACGTGAGGCCCACAGAGGTGATCGAACTTGGAGATTAACGCCCTGATCGGCCCCGCGTGGATGAAGGACATGCCCGCCGTGGCACAACTAAGCGTTGATACCAGAACCCTGTTTCTGGGGTACCGCGGCAGCATCGCGCATGGTATGCATGTGCCCAGCACGGACCCCGACTCGATCGATGACATCGACCTGATGGGCGTGTTCATGGGAACCGAGGCCTACTATCTGGGCTTCGGCGGCAAGGACACTAGGGAAGTGACCGCCGAGTACCCCACGGGCTACTACGACGTGGTCTTCTACGAGTGGCGCAAGTTTATTCACCTGCTGCTCAAGAACAACCCCAACGTGCTGGGGATGCTGTGGCTGCCCGAGTACATGCACCACGTCACCTCTCCCTTGTGGGGAATACTGGTGCGTCACCGTGGGGTCTTCGCCTCCAAGTTGGCCTACAAGACTTTCGGCGGATACGCGCACGCGCAGATGAAGAAGATGACCCGTGCCCGCATCGACCCATCGACCAATCAGGAACTGCAGGCTATAGAGAAGGAGATACGTCGTCGCGAGGGCGCAATTACTACGGCAGAGGCGTCCAACCTCACGGGGTACACGCTGTCGCTATCGACGCAGCAACTCCGCGAGAGGGTGAACGAACTCCGCGGGTATCAGGGGTACATGGGACCCAAGCGCCGGGAACTGGTCGAGCGCCACGGGTACGACACCAAGAACGCGGCCCACCTGATCCGGCTGCTGAGGATGGGCTGCGAGTTCCTTGAGCGTGGCGACATGTATCTGGACCGTCGGGCCGAGGGCGACGCGGAGCAGCTTCTGGACATCAAGCGGGGCAATTGGTCCCTGCAGGACGTCCAGAGTCTCGCCAATACCCTGTTCATCGCGCTGGAGGCGGCCAGAAACGCCAGCCGCCTGCCCGAATTGCCAGACCGCGAGGCCGCGGAACGGCTCCTGATCGACGGCGTGAAGGAGGCCCATGGGTTTAATTGAACTCAACGAGTACCACGTGGCCTTCTGCGAGAACGTGGCCCAACACCGCAACCAGTACGAGAAGATCCACGGGCACGGCGTCAAGAACCCCAACATCCAGTCCGACGAGGGCAAGTCCTACCACACCCACCTGGTAGGCGTGATGGCCGAGATGGCGGTGAGCATCTACCTGACGGCTCCCCCCGACGAGATCACGTACCGTACGGACGGCAAAGGCGGTCGAAACTACGACCTGCTGGTCCGCGGTCAGCGCGTGGAGGTCAAGGCCACGGAGCGCACGGGAGCCTCCCGGCTGGTGGTCCCGAAGGGGCGTCTCAGGGAGGCCGACTACTTCTTTCTGGTCTACGTGAACGTCAAGGCGGCCTCGTGCATCATCCGGGGCTGGTGTACGTGGCAGGAGGTGCTGGACTTCGACGAAGAGGACAAGCCCGCGGCACTGGCGGGTAAGAACCTGTACACGGTACATGAAAATAACCTACACAAGGTGAGGATATAGGTGAAGATGGAAGAACACACGAACTTGCCGGTCAGTGAGAGAACTAAGACGACGCTGCGTGTGAGCGAGAAGTACGAGATCTCGGTGACAGGATCGCTCGATGGCGTGCTGATGGCCGCCGGACGCATCGTGAATGAACGCAAGGAAATGGGCCACGACCTTATCTCGGCCCGTTTTGAGGGACCGGCGGGGGGCATCGAGAAGTTCAACGCCCTGATACTCGCCTTCAAGACCAACCTAGATACGGAGGACAAGTAGTGAACGAACTCAGTGTGTACGTGCTGGCCGCGTTTGACGACGAGTGGCCCTGTCCCGTGGCCGCGGTGATCCTGGCAAGGGACAAGTACGACGCCGAGGATCAGGCGGAGGCGATTTGCGAGAAGAAGGAGTGGGATCTAGCGGACTTCGACATCATGGAGTGGTACGAGGACGACGACATCGGGGAGGTTTACGTAGGTTGAAGATGCTGATAAACAGGAACCGCCTGTTCGTGGCAGTGGGCCGATGGAGCCTGCAGGCTAGGGCAGTGGTGGCGAGCCGACGGTTCCTGTCGGTGGACCTGTACTGGATTCCGTGGGACTTCGACGCTCGCACGAAGACCCCCAAAGAACGAGCAGAGGAAGGTTAGGATATGACGCCAATCAAGTACAACCTTGGGGACAAGGTCTCTGTGACCTACGGCGGTGGGTTCGTGACCACCACCGAGCCATGGGAGGTCGAAACTACGTACGCATTGTTCACCGGGGGGAAGTTTACGTACCAGTACGACGTGCGCTCACCCTCTGGCTTTCTGCAGCGGGTCGATGAAGACCATCTGACCCCCTTCGTCGCTCCCACGAACTTCCCGACGGACTTCTCGCAGATCACGGGCCTGTTCACCCAGTTGGGGGTGCCCTACAAGTTACTGGGCGCTCCCGGCGACTCCGAAATGTACGAGGCGCCCGAGTGCAAGGAGGGCCGCCTACAGGTGTTCCTTGAGGGGTCCGACACCTCGCTGGTGTTCGACGACGACGAACGCTACATGGGGACGCTGACCACCGATGCATACCATGGATCTCACTGGAACGCGAGACACGAGTGAGCCTGATGTCGTGAATTCTGGGCAAATCGCCATTCTTGTCAAGGGCAACAGGCCATCTTTTTCGGGGCTTACTTACGGTGTAAGCCCCCTATTTACGGGCTTATTTACGGTGTAAGTGTCGCGTTATGGTTCAATCTTGCGCCGAAATTGCACGTTTTGGGACTATAATGGGGGAACCGGGGGGGAGGGGGCAAGAAAGTGCCTCCTTACCACGCCATTTGGTCCATTTGTTGCAACACACGGGTTTATTGCTTGCGAAGCAAGCCCTCGGAGAGTCCCCGAAGGGTTAAGGAGGGATCTGTGATAGACGCTGATGCACTTGCCGAGTTCACTTCACTGACCCCCTACGGGGCCAAAATGCTGCTGGCTCAAAGCCCAGATCGTGTCGAGGCCCTGATCCTTCAGAAGGCTGAGGAGGGGCTGCGGATGATCGAGTGGTGGCTAAACCAGTATCACCCGTTCTCGTAGAGGTAGTTGATCGCGTCACGGAGTCGTTCAGGATCGTCCCCGAACTTCCCCAACCCGGTGTTGCACGTATAGCATAGCAAACCGCGTACTTTCCCAGTGTCATGGCAGTGGTCTACGGTGAACTTGCCAGAAAGTTCCTTGCGGCACAACGCACAGGCGTGTCCCTGAGAATCCAGCATGTCTTCTATGTCTTCGTGGCTTAATCCGTACCGACTTTTGCGCTGGATCTTTTGCCAGTATAGTGGGTCTTCCTCCACCCTTCGCTTGGCATGCTCCTTAGCGCGTGCCTTCACCTGTTCCTTGTTCTTCTCGTAATACTTTCTCTTAGCGGCTCGTATTCTCTCTTGGTTTTCCGGTCGGCATCTCCAGGGGACATCTGTAGTATCCATGCCGTCATTTTACCATCAACGGTTGTATTGGTCGGCTTCCCAGTGGAAGCGGCGGTGGCAATTGGCGCACAGTACCGTACACTTCGCCACTTCCTCCAGGATTCTCTCCAGCGGGTATCCCTGAGCCACCATCTTTGAGATCCCCTTGAACTTGGTGTCCTCGTCCCGGTGGTGAAAGTCGAGGACCGCGGGGTGGTTCTCCCCACAGTCCTCGCACCCCCTCTTGACCTTCATGTCCGAGAGGTACGCCTTGATGTAAAAGCGGGGTTGTCCCATCGGGCCAGTCTACTACTTGGGGTCAGAGCAGTCCATCTCAAACCCGCAGTTCTGGCAGCGTATCGTGCAGAGGTTCTGGGCCGTCTCGAAGCCGCAGATCTCGCAGGTGCTGGCCTCGCACGAGCGTTCCTTGATGTAGTTCATTTCCTGATCCGTCAACGGTAAGGCTGTCGCTTCCATATGTTCTCCATTCTTGTCGTCTGCCTATAAGAGGCGGGCATACTACCACACTCCATTCCGTTGTCTGGGCCTGTTACAATGGTCCCGTGAGATATTCTTGGAGGAATGGAATGAGACGAGTACTTGTACCAACCATGGGCCTACTGGCCCTACTGATTTTGATACTGCTGACGGTGGCGAGTCCGACCCCTGCCGCGGCCTGCGTGGGCAAACAGGTACCCGCGGGCGCCGACCTGGATCGGTTTATAAACTCCGACCCGTCGGGCACGGCCACCACCTTCTGCCTGCCAGCCACCACCTACACCGTAGACAACACGCTCGTGCCCCAGAACGGCGACAAGATCATCGGACCCACGGGTACCCTGATTTCACGTCCCCCGGCGTTCGATCCCGAGCCGACCGCCACCATACGCGGGGCCGCCGGCCTCGATCAGGTGATGAAGCCCAAGGGCACCTTCACCGGCCAGTGGTTCATTGTCGAGGGGGGCACCTTCACGGGACAGTCCGGCTCCGGCTCGGGCATCGCTGGCGGGGCCATGACCGCGAGGTCCAGCCTCTACGCGGTGGTCGTGCAGCACAACGAGGGTCTGGGGATCTCCAACGCCCACGGCACCTTCGACTCCATAGAACTCACCGACAACACCAACGACACCCGAGCTCTGGGTTTCACCGCCAGCGGGCTGAAGGCGGTCGACGAGGTCGAGGTCGTGCGCTCCTACGTACACCACACGCAGGGAAACGGCCTGTGGTGTGACGAGTTCTGCAACGACATGCCTACGGCCAACGGCACCTTCTGGGTACACGACAACCTTGTGGTCAACAATGGCCGCGAGGGCGTGCGCTGGGAGAAGATTGGGGACGGTCCCGCGGGCGAGGCCACGTCCGGCGAGGCCCTGATCGAGGGCAATACCATCCAGCGTAACGGGCTTCAGGAGAACCGTGCCGGGGTCGGCATACGGGATGCGCAGGACGCGCTGGTGCGTGGCAATATCTTCGGGGGCAACGCCTTCGCCATACGCGCCTCGGACTCGGGTCGTGCTGACCGTCCGAACCTGGAGAACATTGACATCGTGAACAACCAGCTCAATGGCGAAATTATCAAGGGGTGCGAACTGCCTGACGCGATCGTGTTCTGCAGCGGGAATACCCGCTAGTAGTCAGGGGTGAGGGAGTTGAACCCCCTTCACAGCGGCCACAACGCTGCGCTTTACCGCATAAGCTAACCCCTGTGGTAGACCGGTGTGGCCTACCAGTGGTGCTTGATGTTCCAGTATTTCTTGGTCATGGTCCCTCTTCCTATAACTTTAACCCCGAGACTCCTGACTTGCGGGCCGGGAGTCTCGGGGTAACACCTGCATATTATCCTCGGTAACCTATGCCTACCTCATAAGCACCTCCGCTGGTCGACGTCTCTAGCAACGCGTGCCCCTATTATACCAGAGATCCGCAGGTATCAACGGTAAATTATGAACTCTCCACCCTCGTAGTGGACTTCCTCGTATCGCATCTCGACCCCGTGCCTCTCGCAGATCTCCATCAGCTTCTTGAACTCTTCGTGGTAGATGGACGTGGGCCAGAACCACACGTGGAAGACGCCCTCGCGGGAGTCGATGCCCGCCTCGGCGATCTTGGCCTCGTTGATCTCGTCCCGGACGCCCTTGGCCTCGTCCAGGGTCATGCCACGCTTCTCGGTCGCTTCCATCTCGCCTCCCGTGGTGTTCTATGTCTAACGGGAGTTTAGCATCAACGGTAGGGATGCGCTAGGGACGGACGCGTCGGGCGCCCGAGTAGCCCTCGACGTAGCGCATCTCCGAGCGTGCTACCTGGCCGAAGAAGTTGCTGGCGTGGATGATCATACCCCGGCCCGCGTATATCGCCACGTGCGTGTCGGGTCCCGCGGGTCCGTTCTCATCGAAGAAAACCACGTCCCCCCGGCGAAGTGTTCGGGGCTGGTATCCATACCGCTTCTGAGACCTGACGTTGATGGGCATGTATATCCCCGTGGCCCGTCCCACCGCGTGGGAGGTGAGTTCGGTGCAGACCATCTCCCCCCGGTCCCAGCCATACGGCACGCCGATCTTCCGCTTCGCGGCATCCACAATCTTCTTTCCGTACCCGGCTCCGCCGCCTCGCGCCTCCGCCTCACGCTCGGGGGTATGCGCGACCCCAGACATGACTACAGCAAGCATGGCGACCACAATCGCCATAAGTATCGCCTTGAACGACCTGGCTATCACAACAACCCCCTTGATTCAGTTTGTTTGGTAACAAAATGGTAACAATTGGGGCGCGTTTCGCCACGTGAACCCCCGGTTAAACCCCGGGAATTCCCCATAGGTATGCCGGATTAAGAATTGTTAAGAATTCATGAATACAATGCAAGATTTGAAAACCCCTGCAAATCGCCCACCCCTCAACCGCCTAACCCTGAACCCGTAGGTGATGCGGTTGGGGGTGGGTGGGTGGGTCATTCTACAAAGTTAGGGGAAGATCCTGATGGGGATGTCCCCTGACCTGATCGCCTGCCTGATCTGTTCCAGGGCATGCTCGGTGAAGACGTCCCCGTCGGCGTCGGGGACTCCGGCCTCCGGCAGTGCGATCGTGAAGGTGATCGTGCGTGGAGGTTGGGAACTCGGGGGAGGACTCGAACCTCCGATTACGTCGTACGGTTTACGCTCGACACCCGACCCCGGTTCCCTAGTCATGACAGTTCCATTGTACCATCAATAGTTAGTTGTTGTAGAGGTAGTAGGGGTCGTAGCCCGTGACCTCGTAGGTGACGTAGTCGACGCCCACCGTCGGTGCCAGACCGATCTCCTCGGCCACGATCATGTTGAGGTCGATGTTTCTTCCCGTCCACTCCGCCGGCCCCCAGTCGGTGACCGTGACGTTGTATGCACACGTGACGTAGCACACGGTGACCTGCGTCCCGAATGCGAGATCCCGCGAGGCCATCGTCCAGTCGTCATAGGTGAGCTCGTCTCCGGAGGCGGTGATCCCTCCCGGGACGTAGTAGTAGGACGCGTATCCGACGCTCGGCGCGTACGGGTCCGTGTTATACGGTGCCGCCTGCGCCGGACCCGCCGACAGCAGGCATACCAGCAGTCCCAGTACGCATAGCTTGCTTAACCAGTTCATCGTTACCCCCCTCGGGATAGGTTTCGTCCGGGAGAGGGTACCATCACTCGTAGAAGATGTCTTCCGGGAACACCTCGACCAGTTCCTCCCTCTGTACCTTCTCCGCGGGTACGCATAGCGGGTGGTAACTTGGCCCTATCTTGCCGCCGGGTGGACGGAAGCGGCTCTTGTCCGCCTCGATCTCTCGGGAACAGATGACGCACCGTTCGTCCTCGATGATCCTCTGCTCGAAGTCCACGTCAGTCCTCCCGTATGATGAACGCGCCGGGGCGATCCAGGTCGCCGCTGGCGTTGAATTCCAGCGTGTACGGTCCCCCTTCGGCGATCTCGACCAGTGCCTCAATGTGTTCAGGGTACATCCATAGGGGTTCTATCGAGACGTGCCACTCGCCCGTGCCCCCGCGGGGGGCGTCGGACTTCCATGACCAGGGGTGCTGGCGTTCTACGGCTACGACCTGGTCGCAGACCTTCCTGCCTCGCAGCGTGTTGACGATCGTATCTGCAGTTGCCTTGTCCATAGTTACCTCCTGTTGGCTAGTAGGGGTAGTACCTTTCCCAGTACGCGCCACAGGCGGGGCACTCAAAGGGGTCGCTCTGGTCTGCGATCTCAGCTGCCGTTCGCCTGCAGCACGAGGGCATCTTCTCCTGACGGTACGCTAGGGGTCCACCCTTCGGAATCCATAGGATCGGTTCTCCGTCGCCGTATCTCTCGGGGTTCGTCATGACCATAGTATACCATCAATAGTTGAAACGTGAAAATGGGGGTCATAAATTTGACGGTGGGGGGGTATCTCAGGAGGGCTCGTAACATCTGTTACCCCACCCACTCCCTTGTAACAAGGCCGGCACAAGCAGTATCAGCTGGTAGCCAGGCCGGCCTTTTCGTTACTTACTCGAACAAGGCGTTACTTGTGAATTCGTTCACATACGCCTCCCGGGAAATGTGAGTCAATACTGACATGAGAAACGAGACGCCAAAAGTTACAAGGTCGAGCAAGCGGGGCACAATCTCGCACAATCTCGACCCTGTAATGGGCGTTTCAAGGTACAGCGATGGTCCGATAATGGACCGTAAGGAGTACGGTGAGTAATGGCGATAAGGGTTAACGAGGTAGAGGATCACGCAACAGTTGTTGCTAACCTCCTGAAGTGGCACGATAACGCCACGGAGGAAGAGTACGCAATAGGCGTTACATGGTACGCCATGGCGCGTACCATTGCGGTAGATATCTCTGCAGGCACTGAGTACAGTGTCGAGCAGGTTTGCCATGTAATTGCGGCCTTAAGTCCCGCCATGGATTGGTCAGGTAAAAACGATACCATCGTTGCAGACATAGTTGAGGCCCATTCCAAGGGTATAGACCTTATGACCCTTAACTGGCCAGTACGCAACTACGATACTATCCGCAAAATCAAGGGTATTCTTGAATATAAGGGTAGCAACGTTCTGGAGGCTACGTACCTCAATAAAAAAGGCGAAATTAGGCCCGCGATATCTGGAACGAAAGTTACTAGTTTCGGTCGCAACATCTACGGCAACTATAACCCTATAACCCTTGACGCGTGGATGGGACGGGTAGCGGTAGACAATCCTACAAGGCTGTACAAGGATAGCGGCTTTAACTCTGATGGCAAAGGTGCATACGCGCTGGTAGCCGCTGCGCTCACCGAAGCCGCCAGTCTTAGAGGCCTAACTAATGCGCAATTTCAGGCAGTAGTCTGGGAGAGCATCAGGAATAAGCATACTAAGCGATAAGGGTAACAAGGGTTAAGCGTAGCCTTATGGCTGGCGTGGCTGCAAAAGCACTTAACCCGCTGGTAGTAAAGGCGACAAGAGGGAGAACGTAATGTACAGCACAAGCCCCGCCAGCAAGACTGAAGAGGCCATCAGGCACATAGCCGCTAGGCTGGAAGACGAGTATGTAGAGTCTCTGGGTGGCGACCACGAGGTCACGGGCAGCCTGTATGGTGCCTGCGAAGACTTCCGCAACGTTGCCGCTACACTGGGTTTTGATGCCAGCAACCCTTATGAAGTTAAGCCTATCGCCGACGAGGTCGACGAGGTCGACGAGGTCGCCAGCGATAAGGGTTTCGACGGCGTGCAGTGCCCGTACATTATGGACAGTCTCTAAGAGAGGGGAATGTAACAGTGATTGCGTACCGGATCTACGAACAGCGGGACGGGCAACTCTACCCGCTGCAGCACAAGACGCGTACCCCTATCGCGATAGGGGAATGGATGGAGGCGGACGTCAAGGTCGCCCGCGACGGCAGCGGAAACCGCTGGTATAAGGCTGGCTTCCACAGCGTGCCACGCGTCGAGGATGCGCAGGCCTACATTGGACACTTTCGTAGCGAGCGTAAGAACAGGCTTAAAATCGTCGAGGTCGAGGTCGCCGAGACATGGGAGAAGGATCACTCGCCAGCCCCGGTCATACTGTCCCGCTACATGAAGGTTAACCATATCGTCGGCGACAAGGACGGGAGGTTGTAACGAAGAGCTCCAGGTTGTAGCAAACTCGAACAAGCTACCTACAAGGAGGATCATGTACAGGGTAACGGCCATAACTACCGACGGCGAAGAGATTGTGTTGGGCGAGGACGTGAACCGCGAACAGGCGGACATACTTGACCTTGAGTACCGCTATAACCCTCTAGTCGAGACGATCGACATCTCCGAGACGTGGACGGCATCGGTATTGATCCCCCAACACGAGCGTAGGGAGGCGGCGATAAGGGTACGGGCGAAGCGGGAGGCGCGCAGGATACTGCAGGCACAGGGCATCGTGAACGTGGAGGTCAAGTAATGTACGTAGCGAAGTATGGACTGCTGTGTGACGGCAAGCAGGTCGGCATCGCCGATACCCGCCGGGAGGCGCAGTGCAAGGTGCTGGCCATGGCGGAGCGTAGCGCGACCAGCAAGCGGATAAGGGTCGTTAGCCTCAAGAAGCGGGCGCGCTGATGCTGGTTGCCGCTGCACTTCTACCGTTTATCGCGATCGTGGCCATACTGCTAGTGGGGAGGTTCCTGTAATGACCATCGCCGAGTTAAAGGTCGCGGCACCCATTATGACCGAGGACATGCTGTTGGGGCTGTACGAGGAATATGCCGTGCTGGCACGCCACGCCGACGACGAGGACATCGGGCGCTACCGGGCAAAGATGCAGATTGTCGAGGACGAGGTCGACAAGGCCGACCGTCCCCACGTCGACCCCGTGCTGGCGCGTCGTCCATACTACTGGCGACGCCTTGTGAACTAGTTCACATACGCCACGGTCGAGAGTTGAGAAAATGACGGAGTCAGCAAGAGAGATGGAGGTCACCAGCATGACGGACACAAACGACAGGATCAGCAACCTGATTGCCTCGGGTATCGATCCCCTGACGGCAGTGCAGGCGGTCGACGCCTCGGCGGCTATCGCCCGGGCGAAGGACTCCACCCGCAGCACGAACGGCATGACGTACGTCGAGGTCGACGCCAAGTTCGGCGGCAACTACTCTCTCGCCTTCCAGCAGGGCGTCTACGACGGTACGAAGGTCGACCAGCAGGTCGTGATCCCGACGACCGAGCAGATCGCTGACACATCCGAGGACGCCGACGAGTACCTGCAGGGCTGGGTGCAGGGTCGAGTCGAGGTCGCCGCGTCGGAGTCGGACGACCCCGACGCCACCCACGAGGCGTTCGCCCGTTTCTTCACAGATAGCCACTGCGACGCCGCCGACATGGCGCGCTACTTCCTCGCCGATATCAGCACCGACGACGAGGTCACCACCCACGTGATACCCGCAGCGGGCGACCCGTTCGCGGGCATGACGTCCAAGACGGCGATCCTCGCCGCATTCCTCGCCGGGTCGATCTCCCCCGAAAAGTACTTCGCCATGAAGGAGGCAAACTAGCATGCAGATCGCGGTACTCTTTGACGGCGCAGGTCTCGCCCGTCTTGGGCTGGAGCAGGCGGGACACGACTGCACCGGGTTTGAACTCGACCCCCTGAAGCATCGCCTCGGCCAGCACGTCGGGTCGGGTAACACGTACCTCGCCGACGTCCGCGACGTCGACCTGTCCCGCTACGATGCCGTGTGGGCGTCGCCCCCGTGCCAGTGGGCGTCGTCGGCACGGACGCAGGGCGACCCGGTCTCCGACTACGCCATCGACCTGCTGCAGTGGTCGCTCGACCTCGACGTGCCAGTTCTCTGGGTCGAGAACATCATGTCGCAGTCGAAGGCGAACAACGGCTGGGGCACCCCCTACAACGCGGCACAGTTCACCAGCGTGCCCCTGCAGAACCGCAACCGCATTATCGGCGGACACTACCGTGAGCCTCTCGTGTACACGTCGTACCGTAAGGCGTTCGCGGGCGTGTGCCCGTGCATCACGGCGACCGAGTACAAGGGGTGCGCCTCCGACACCCGCAGGGCGTCGAGGTTCTACGGTCGACGCCTCACCGTCGACGAGTGCGCCTACCATCAGGGGTTTGAGATCCCCGAGGCGTGGCGCGAGACCCCCGACGGGTTCACGCCGGGACGCTGGCGTCAGAACCTCTACGAGGCGATCGGCAATGGCGTGCCCGTGTACATGGCGCGTGGTTTCGGGGAGATGTACCCCGTCGAGCATAGGAGGTCGGCATGAGTTGGCGCAGGGCATACCGGGCCGAGATACGGCACCGCTTCAGCATGGCGTTCACCGAGCAGCAGGCGAAGTCGGCGGCGACGCGTGACGGCATACGCTGCGTCACGTGGATGGACCTCGACGGAGGCCTCCACCACTACATCAAGACCAGCAAGTGGCACGAGGTCGACGCCTCGCGCCTGATGCACGTCGTGCAGGGGGAGGCAGCGTGAACAAGCGACCATGCATGTACGACGGCGACGGTGTGCAGTTCGGTTCCTCGGCCCCGACGGGCGAACCCATACGCCAGATCAAGTGGCGGGCGAAGTTGTTCGGGGCAGAGGGTCTAGCGATCGAGATGTACTCGGGTACGAGGTACTTCCTGCGCGCCGGGGCGCACGACCGCTGGTACGAGTGCAACTCGGCCACGTTCGTGGAGTGGAAGCAAGAGCGTCTGGCGGCATGGGCGCAGGAAGAGGGGTCAGCATGACCGAGCAGGTGGAGCAGGTAGAGTTGGAGCAGGGCGACCTCAAGTGGGTGCTGCGGGTGCAGGGTGCCGAGGTCGAGGATCAGGTGCTGACCATGGGCATGATGGAGGCACGCTGGCGGGCTGGCGAGATCTTCCAGCGGTACCCCGACGTGTCTGCCATAGACCTCGTCGAGATCTACCCCGACGGGCACGAGTTTGAACACGGGCAGTTCACCCCCGAGTAAGTAACTCCAGGATCTGGCTTGTAACAGCTTGTAACGGCGCCGTAGCAAGGCCGGCGTTTCTCGAACAAGGAGGCACAATGTACAGACTGTTCACTGACTACACCGTCGAGGATGCGAAGTTCCCCCTTGGGCAACTGGTCATCACGTCGGGCGCATCGGAGGCACTGACGGGTTCGCAGTTGCGCCCCATTCTCGCCCGTCACCAGCGGGGCGACTGGGGTGCCGTGGGGTCGGAGGATGCCCGGTACAACGATCAGGATCTCAAGTCGGGCAACCGTCTCCTGTCCGCGTACTACGCCCAGCCTGACGACGTGAAGGTCTGGGTCATCACCGAGTGGGACAGGAGTCTCACCACCATCCTGCTACCGAGCGAATACTAGGAGGTCGACATGATACGCGTCACGTTCCAGAGCGCTGAGTACTTTAACGTCGAGGAAGATGGCTACTACAAGGGCACCGTCGAGGTTCTGGCCGGGTTTCACTTCTTCGTACCCAACGACGCGTACGTCGCCGTGCCCGAACCCCGTCCCATCAAGGTCGACGGCGTGAACGAGGACCGCAGCGGCGAGGATCAGGCCAAGGTGCTGCAGATGATCTTCAACAGCAGCATCGGCACCCGACTACTAGAGGGGGTGTGAATTCGTTCACATACACCACCTAGCCCGGCAACTATACTACTACTGTTGACGGTAACGACGACCATGGAGGTCAGGATGCAGTACCTGAGCAAGAACTTCAGCAGCAAGGCCGCAGCGAGGCGGGCCATCGCCAGCGGCGAGACGGTCAGGATCAGGATCGTCGAGGGGCAGACGCAGGGTCGCCCCAAGAACAGCCGCAAGCACGGTCAGGTCGTCGAGCATACGGTCGCGGGGCCATGGTTCCCCCAGCCGCATTCTTGGTACGGCAACGCCCTCGTCGACGACAGCGGCGTCGTACTGGAGGTCAAGTAGCACATGACACCGGGCGCGTGTAAGGTGTTGACGGGTAACGGGTCGGTAGGTTGTATTGAACCGCAGCGTAACCATACGGGGGGTTGCGGCGAAACGCTACCGACCGGGCACTCGGACCCCGGTTCGATTCCGGGCGCGTCCACCACGGTAGAGGGGATACACCGTAACCCTGATGGGCCTGAGATGGTCTGCACAGAGGGGTCGCCCAGCCATATTGCTTCAGATAAATGCGCGAACTGCGCGACCCCAACAGGCGACGAGACGGAGGTCAGCATGTACCGAGTCATAGTAAAGGACACCGACGCCGACGAGGTCGTGGGCATCAAGGAATTCCCCACGCTGTGCGTCGCGGAGGACTACGCCGAGAAGTGCAACGACCCCGAAGCCAGCGTGCTGGCATGGGTGTGGATGGCGGGCGACGACCATGGTCCAGATCAGGAGGTCGGTATGAACCTGAACGACAGGCGGGCGCAGGTCGACGAGATGGTCACCGAGGTCGTGGCCACGGTCGAGCGTGACGTGCGCAACATGCGGGCACAGCGTGACGCGATACGACGGAGCCAGAGCGACCGGATGCTGGACATATCCATACGGCAACTGTCGAAGGATGCCAGCATCGCCAGTGCCTCCCTGCGGGAGATGCTGCGGCAACTCGACGAAGAGGGCATCGCCCACCGCGACCAGCAGGTCGACGAGGTCACGCTTGAGTGCCCGTGCTGTGAGTCGCGGTGGCAGGTGGGCATCACCTACCCCGATGGCAACCCCGAGGGTACCTCGGACTGGGTGGTCGTTCGTGGCTCAGACAACTGCCCCGACTGCGTCATCGGCGGGGTGGCGATATGATCGCCACGATACCTTGTAACAAAGAGCTCCAGGTTGGAGCAAACTCGAACAAGATCCGCAAGGCCGACTACGAGGTCGTCGAGATCTCACACGCCGAGGGCATGGCACTGATACGCCAGCATCACTACGCCCAAGGCGGGTCGAGGACGTGCGTGTACATGCACGGTCTCAGGCGCAAGGCCGACGGTGCCATCGTGGGGGCGTGCATGTGGCTGCCACCCACGCGGGTCGCGGCGGAGAGCGTCGACCGCGAGAACTGGCAGCGGGTGCTGTCCCTCACGCGCCTCGTGGTCCTGCCCGACGTCCCCGGCAACGGTGCCTCGTTCCTCATGGCCGGGTCGATCAGGCGCATCAGGCGCGAGGGCAAGTGGAAGTCCCTCGTGACCTACGCCGACACCTTCATGGGCCACAGCGGGGCCATCTACCGGGCCACCAACTGGCTGTACGTGGGCGAGACGCGCCCGACGCCACGCTGGGAGGACGCCGACGGTCGGCAGGTCGCGCCCAAGTCCACGGTCAACCGGACCAAGGCGGAGATGGAGGCGCTCGGGTACCGCAAGGTCGGCAGTTTCAAGAAGCACAAGTTTGTGATGTACCTCGACGGGGGGAGGTCGACATGGTAGTGCTGGTGGCGATCCTGTTTATCGCCGCATTCATCGGGCTACTGACCACGCTGCCCGTCAGGTTCACCAACGAGTTCACGGAGGACGATTCATGAGCGCGCACTGCAACGCCTGCGGGGTCGGATTTAACATCACCGACCGGGCACAGACTGACGCCGAGGACGTCTGCGTCGACTGCGACGGCGACGACCGGACCCCGTCGAGGGTGTCCACCCACCCCCACCCCATGCGCCACGGGCGACCGTACGGGGACGAGGACTGGTACATCAACCCGAACTCGCCCATGTCCTACCACCACTACTAGGAGGCAGTGATGGCCCAGCAGTACATCGTCACCCCGCAGGTGTACCCCGCAGACCACGAGGAATTAGAGTTGCGCTCCACCCCGCTGGACCTGCTCGACGCGCTGGGCGTGGCGTGGAGTATGGCCCGTCGCCGGGGAGAGGCGTATCAGGTGCGCCCCCTGCTGGAGTCGCCCACGATGAACGTGGTACGCCCCCTGATAGGCGAGTCCCGCTACACCGTACACCCCGACGAGTAGGAGGCAGTGATGACCGACCAGAGAATCGTGCAGGGCGCACTGTACGCCCCCGGCGACCGCAGCGACCAGTGGCAGTGGGTCGTTCCCCTCATGCACGGCGAAGACTCACCCTCGGGCGAGTGGCCCGACGAGGACGCGGCCTCGCTCCGCGTCTACGGTCGCACGTTCTCAGACGTGATAGCCAACGGCACGGCGATGCTCAAGATGCTGGGGTTCAGGGGCGAGGCATTGCTATGCTCCGAGTGCTGGCGATTCGACTACGCCTCGATCAGCATCAGCGACGCACTCCCCAACGGGGCGATGACCTGCATGCCCGACCAGTTGTGCATGCTGGAGCAGATGGGTCCGGTGGAGTGATGCTACGCGAGATCCTGGAGCTCCTGTTACAAGCGTTGATACCCGACGTCGACGACGTCGACCAGCGTGCCCTCCCCGGTGTGAACGAATTCACAAGGCCGACCACCCCCATCGACTACACTACTATTGACGGTAACGACGAGCAGGAGGTAACGCGGTGAAGGATGGAGACAAGGTCAGGGTGAGGGGGCAGTACCCCAAGGGGGAGACGGGGAGGATCAAGCGCATCATGCACGGCGAGTACGCCATCGTCGACCTCGACAAGAAGCGTCACTTCCCGACGATGTACAAGTTGAGCGACCTTCAGGAGGTAACGCGATGATCAAGGTCAGGATGATAGAGGGTGGGTACGAGCATCCCGACAGCGCCCTCGACTACTACCTCGCGCCCGTGGCGCTTCCCATGACCATCGACGTGTGGGTCGACGAGTTGGAGGACACGGTCGAGGTCACGCTGCGCAACGAGGACGACCTCAAGCAGTGGGCAGCGGGCGCCTTCCACGAGTACCGGATCTGGACTATGACGGTGCCCGACGGGGCCATCGTGGAGGGCATCGTCGTGCCCGACGGGTGCATCGCGGTCGAGACATGCACCCAGTGCAACGCCGTCCTCGACGACGTCAACGAGCGCACCGACGAGGGGTGCGACGAGTGCGACCCCCGCGACCTCGACGAAAGGATTCACGTATGACCATCAACCCCCTCGCCGTGACCGACTTCGACCGCAGCGACGCGGAGTTGGAAGAGTTCTTCCTGTACTGCGTGCTGGTCGCCAACAAGAACAGCGACCGCATCGCTCCGGCGCTGGACAACATCTTGGCGCAGGGTCACCCCACGGACACCCCGTTCCAGACCATCAACCGCATGGTGGCGTCGGGGTCGATGCTGTACCACCTGACCATGAACAAGACGGGCGAGTACAAGAGGCGCATCCAGACGATGATTCAGGTCGCGGCGGGCATGGTGCCCAACCTGCGCACCGCGACGCCCGACGAGTTGGAGCGCATCTACGGGGTGGGTAAGAAGACCTCCCGGTTTTTCATCATGCACACGAGGGAGGACACCGAGTACGCCGCCATCGACACGCACATCCTCAAGGCGATGCGCGACTTCTTCCCCAACCTGCAGATCCCCGACAAGACCCCGACCGGGGATCTGGCGTACGAGAGGCTGGAGCAGATGTTCCTGTACATGTGCGAAGTGTACGGGCAGACCCCTGCTTCCCTCGACCTAGAGTTCTGGACGGAGTACAGCGGCAGGGGCAACACGACGAAGGAGGCAGCGTGATGCTGAGGATCTACGGGGACAGCGACGACACCCTGATCGTGGAGCATACGGACAGGCCGCCGAAGAAAGTAATTCCTGGCGCAAGGTACGACGGGTCCGACCTCGTGCTGGCCAACTACGTCCTGTACGACGACGAACTGTTCGACGTGGACCACGCCGTCTACGAGGTCGCCGACCCCGACACCGGGTCGAGCGCCAAACTGCACACCACGTGGGGCAGCCGTCAACTGGAAACCTACGACGGACCCACCGGGTGCCGTTACTACCGCTTCTACGGTCGCATCCCCGAGGGGTGGACGTACACCATCGAGGACGTGCAGTCGGAACTCAACGAGCGCAACTGGTTCTACGAGATGCACCTCGTGGGGCCGGGAGTAAACACCACCGTCAGGAGGATAGCGTAATGCACATCAAGGACGACATGATGCGGATCGACCTCGACCTCCGTCCCTACCTCATGACCGACTCGATCGACCACGAGCAGATGGTGCTGTGGTGCAAGGCGTACCCCCACGCCGAGAACAAGGCCCGCAAGTTGGGGTTCTACAACTTCTACCTCACGGAGATGGGCCGCGACACCCACGAGGCCTACTTCGACAGCCTCGCCGACTACGTCGAGAACCTGCGGCACAAGCCGGGGTCGTCCTCGTGGGCGAGGGTCAAGGACGGGATGCAGATCCTGCCCTTCGACGACGAGCATCCCACGTGGTTCTATCGTACCGCCGCCGATGTCACAGCTGTTACGAGCTCGGACCCGGGCGACCTGCTGCCCCCCTATCAGGCACGCGACACCTACCACGGACTCCTGACCTACCGGGTCAGGGTCACCGAAGAGATGGACATGTGGGAGGCACGCTGCCGACTGCAGGACGACGAAGAGTCGGGACACACCGACATCGTCTCGACCGACTCGGAGGCCTTCTTCGCCTACCTCAACGTCAAGACGGCGCTCGACCGCATGGGCGTCAAGGGGTTCATCGAGCCAGAGTTCTGGCGCATGGGCGAGGGGCGTGGGTTCTACGGGCTGCCCTCGGAGCAGGAGCGCATGCCCCTCAAGGCGAACGGAGGATCGTGATGGAGCGCACCGACCCCACCACCCCCGAGATCCACGACATCGCGGGACAGATGATGGCCGACTACCTGATCGAGGATCAGGGCGAACCACCGTGGCGGGTCATCGGCCACGCGGAGAGGGAGCAACGTCGACACGCGGCATTCACCACGGAGGACGTCTTCTGGCGTGGATGCATCAACCGGGCAAACGAGATCAAGGAGGCACAGTCATGAGGGATCTGGCCGCAGCGGTTATCAAGGACCACGTGCTTACGGTCAGGCGCACCGACGAGGGGAGGTACCAGTTCCATCAGGAATTCCCCGGCGGGGGCAGCCAGTCCTCCACGCGCACCGACGTGGTCGACGCCTTCACCCGCATGG